CGGCGACCACCGAGATCTACACTCTTTCCCTACACGACGCTCTTCCGATCTTCCGGATTCGGCTCATCATGGAGCAGATGGTACAGCGGATGGTCATAGACCCGCTCCTTGCCGCCAGGCGTGTAACGGTACAGCTGGAGCGGCAAGGCCGCCAGAGTTTCCGCCAGGATGCGGACGCAGGCATACACTGCCGTCGTCTGCATAGCCGTGAACTCGTTCACCGTCTTGCCACTGGCAGAGGGGCCGAACAGATAACGAAAATCCGTGCCGATATAATAGTTCTGAGGCTTGTCCCGGGTACGGAACAGGCTGGATAAAAAGGGGATTCTCATAAAATACCTCCAAAAACGGGCACAAAAAAGCACCTGCCATTTTTGCAAATGTCTTTAAAATGCAATAACACCTCGTTCGTCATAGACACTGCCACTGCCAGTCCCGTTGCGGATGCAGCGGTCTAGTGCCATGATGGACGCCACGATTCCGTCAATCTTTTCGACGGATTTTTCTTTGTCCGGCTTGATGTTTCCCGCAGGATCTTGGCGCATGACGACGTTGCTGGCCATCCATTTGAGAACGGGATTGCCGCCATGGATGATGTTCCCTTCCATCAGGAGCTTGAACAGCTCCTTCGACGGCGGCGACATATCCTTGAACCCCTGGCCGAAAGGCACCATGGTGAAGCCCATATCTTCCAGGTTCTGCACCATCTGGGTGGCGTTCCAGCGGTCATAGGCGATTTCCCGTATGTGGTACGTTTCCCCCAGGCGTTCGATAAACTTCTCGATGAAGCCGTAATGGATGACGTTCCCTTCCGTCGTCTGGATGAAGCCCTGCTTCTGCCAGACGTCGTAGAGAACATGGTCCCGGCGGCACCGCAGTTCCAGCGTGTCTTCCGGCAGCCAGAAGAAAGGCAACAGGATGTATTTCTCATCATCGCTCCGTGGCGGGAAAGCCAGTACCAGGGCCGTGATATCCGATGTACTGGACAAGTCCAGCCCGCCGTAGCACATCCGTCCCCGCAGGGAATCCAGGTCAATGGGAAGGCTCCCCTTGTCGTAGACCTGTTCCGGTATCCAGCGGATGCTGGCCGAAGTCCAGATATTGAGCCGGAGCTGCTTAAAGACATTCTCTTCCGCCGGATTTTCGACAGCATTCCGATAGGCTTCCCGGACGCGATCAATCTGAATGGTATGCCCCAGAGAAGGATTGGCTTTGTACCAATTGGCTTCATCCGTCCAGTCTTCCTCATGTTCCAGGCCATAGACCACGGGGTAAAAGGTGGAATCTTTCTTTCGGCCCGCCATCAAGTCAAGGGCCTTTGTGTGCAACTCATAGCAGATACTGTTCTTGTCGTTGCCCGCCGTCGTGATGATGAAGAAGAGCGGCTGCTCCCGGGCATCGCCGGAGCCTTTGGTCAGGACATCATAGAGCTTGCGGTTCGGCTGGGCGTGGATTTCGTCAAAGACCAGGCCCGACACATTGAGTCCGTGTTTGGTCCCGGTTTCCGCCGACAGCACCTGGTAGAACCCGGCGTTGCGATAATTGATGATGCGCTTGCCCGCCGTCCGTATCTTGGAGCGGCGCATCAGGGCCGGACTCATCTCGACCATCTGCCGTGCCACATCAAAGACAATGGAAGCCTGGTTGCGGTCACAGGCCGCACCATACACTTCGGCACTCGGCTCGTTATCGGCATAAAGAAGGTACAGGGCGATGGCTGCAGCCAGCTCGCTTTTCCCGTTCTTCTTTGGAATCTCTATATAGGCCGTCAGGAACTGCCGCTTCCCGTTTTCCTTGACGATGCCGAAGAGATCACGCACAATCTGTTCCTGCCACGGCAGGAGCAGGAACGGCTGCCCGGCCCATTTGCCTTTGGTATGACAGAGATGCTCGATGAAGGCAACCGCCCTGTCGGCCTTGTCCTTGTCGTAATGGGAATCCGGCAGCATGAACGCTGACGGCTTATATACAAATGCCAAACTTGTCACCCCCTTAACAGCAGTTCCATTTCATCCGTTTCTTTTTCTGCCCCGTTCTCTTCCCCAACTATGCGGCTCCGGGCTGACGGGGTCAGGCCAAACTGCTCACAGAATTTCAGCATGATCTTGAGGTTCGTCTGGGCAATGGCTACCTGCGGTACCTGCTGCAGGTAGCCGTTCGGCGTCCGCACCATATCCCCATGCTGGGTGATGAACTCTTCCGCTCCTTTCCATCGGGCATATGCCTGGCAGTACCCGGCAAAGGCCATCATATCCAGGTTGGTCAGCATCCCCATCTCAGCAAGGACTTTCCCCAGCCGCTTCCATTCTTTCTTGGCGTCATCTTCCAGCCAGTCCGGGCAGCGAGGGAGCCGTCCCTTTAGCATGGGTTCCTTCTTATTGAGGGGACGATGGCCGGGATTGCCTTCCAGCACCTTGAGCGCCGTCGGCTTCGGTTTTCTTCCTCGTACAGCCAATGGCGCTCACCTCCCAATAAAAAAGCCCTTGCGGGCTGTACGACAGAGGGGACCGCATCTGCGTTCCCCTCGGGTTCTCTTTTTTAATTCTTCATGACCCATTCGATGGCGTGGCCATTGTCTTCGAACAGTTCGACGCTGACTGCCTATCCGATATTTATGCATCTTATTCGATGACTTCCCATTCGTCGGTTCCGGGTATCAGCCCAAGACTGCTGCCTGTATCCCACTGTACATGGATGGTTCCAGCATCATCGACGAACTGGACGGTGCCTTCAGTTCCCTTGGGCGGAGCTTGCCTGTCATCCATGGCGATAAGCCGGAGCCGCGTTCCTTCCATCCGTTCCCGGCTGTGCCGCAGGCCGGCTCGCAGGATAGACAGGTCGAAACCGAACCTGCGGTAATCCCGCTCCATGTTCTGATAATACCAGTCCTCCGGAATACCGAACCGCCGGTCTTCGTGCATGATGTACACAAGACCGCTGATGATGCCGTCATCTGTTTCCACATCCACTTCTTTTTTATAATAGAACCGCGGGAAGCCTTCATAGGCATCGAGCCGCCGTTCATCCGCCGGAGAAATGCGCCAGAAAACAACCGGCACGAAGGCATCCGCCTTCTTCTCGATAGTGGCGTAACATCCTGTCAGAGAACCTTTGAAGAGGAGTTCATAGCCCCGGATTCGGCCCGTCCCTGAAAGAACGGCGTCAGGACACCGTCTTGCCATCTGTACTTCACTCATGTTGCTGCCGTAGGCAATGTAGATTCTTTGTTTCATCGCTCTCATCCTTTCTGAAGGGATTACCCTTCTACCACCCCAAGGGCAGCCGAAGCTGCCCGTAAGGCTATCCCCTTCAAGCGGCGGCATTGCGCCATGCGGAATTGCCCGTGAGGTGTTTCAGGAAGTGGAGCCGGCAGGTCTTGAACTCGTCACCGATGAGTCCGAGCCGGAGCATCCAGCACCGGAAAGCGTATTTCTCATTGTCCGTTTCGGTCTTTCGGGCCGAGGCTTTCTTCTGGGCCAGGGCCTGATGAGCGACGGCCAGGCAGAACTGAATGTATGCCTTGATTTCCCCAGCGTGGAGTGTCCCGTTGAAAAGCCGGAACTCGACGGTTCCTTTGGTGAAGGTGGCATGCAGGTTCAGCCCGTGGTAGCGGGTGCTGTTGTAATGATGGTTCCGTCCGTAGGGTGCTTCCTGATACCAGAGGTCGGCGATGCCGTCCAGCGTGTCCGGCTTTTTCCGGTTGAGATCCTTCAGGAAGGTGGTGTTCGTTTTCCGGCAGTATCGGTTTTCCCGCGAGGGGTTGATCTGGAGGGCGCGGTAAATCATGTCTTCTTTGCTCGCCATAATGTTCACCAGGTTCCGTAGGGTCTTTGCCGTGAAGCGTTCGGCCCCGACGTGAATGTGGATGCCGCAGGATTTATTGGCAAAGGCCCCGGCCTTGCGTAGCATCCGCACCAGTTCCTGCAGCTTCGGGATGTCTTCGTAGGAAAGAATGGGACTGACCACTTCCGTGCGGTAGAAGCTGGAAGCATCTGTAATGTTTCCGTTCACCTTCTTCTGTGGAACCAGGCTGGAGTCGTTCATGGCTTTCCATTTCCGTCCCTGTTCATCCCTTGCGGTGTAGGTATCGTAGGCTCCGCCTTCATGCCGACTTTCCGTCCCGAAGAAGCGGGCCATGAGGCTGGCGGCCCGGCTTCTTGTAATCCCTGTCATTTCCATTTCGATGCCAAAGTGCAGTGTTTTCATAATCCTCTCTGTCCTTTCTATGTGTGCGTGTGTTCTTTTGGTACACTATATATCACTCTAAAGGCACACAATAGCAAGTCATTTTGAGAATAATTATGAATTAAATTGAAAATTTATGGGTTCTGATGCCGGCGTTCCTTCTGCTTTCTGGCATGAGCCTTGGCTTCTTCTTCCGTGCGGAAGGCACTCCATCCCTTCAGGCCTTTCAGCAGGGCCATGCGCGATTCGTGGCTGGCCTTGGTCCCCATGCCGATGCGCAGGAGCCACATCCGCAGGTAGTACTTCTCGTTTTCAGGCTTCCGTGTGTCAGCCTGAACCCGTTTCGCTTTTTTCGCTGCGCTGACCATGAAGGCCGCTAGTTCAATCAGGGCGCGGTTCTTCACAGCATTGCCGGTTGCGGCAATGCAGAATGTCACCGTATCTGCCGCAATCCAGAAGCCCCGCCCTTCCTTGCGATAGTTCTGATAGATGGCAAAGAAGGAAGTCTGGTCGGTACCAGGTTCTTCTTTCAAGTCTTCCACCAGCCTGTCCGGCACATGGATGTTTTCATGTCCTGCCGCCCGGTTCAGCAGGTACTGCTGGGCGTGGAGCATGAAGACCAGGTTGCGGAGCTGCGCACCGTCCATGCCATCAATGGGAACCTTGATTTCCATCCTGTCCGGATGCGGCAGTGCGTCCAATCCTGGCGTTTCATCCTGCTCCAGCGGCTCTTGCGGCACTTCGGGTTCCGTTCCTTCTGCCGGTTCCGGATGCGGAAGGATTCCTGCTTCCTGCAGGAAAGCCGTGATGGCGGCTTCTGTCTTTTCATCATCGCATTCGATATCGCCGCTGCGAAGGATGCGGAACCCCCGCCCTTCGTAGGCAAAGGCCGGCGTCCCCGTATAGCGGAGCTTTTCGTTATGGTTGAAGGGAATCAGCCTTCTGGCCAGTTCCTTGCGGTCGTTCAGGTTCGTCTGGATTGTCATGGTCTATGTACCTCCTTGTTTTGCTAGTACATATATCACTCTGAACGCCGATAATAGCAAATCATTTTTGCATCTTTTTCTCAAAGAAGCAGGCAATGCCGGCCAAGACGAAATACACGCAGGGAAGGGCGACACCGTTGCCCCACATCTTGTATTCCGCAGAATCCCGGTACGGTTCCTTCAGCCATTTGATAATCTGGTTCCGGGTCTTGGGCTTTGTCTTTTTCCCCAGGGCTTTCCGATGGGTCTCAAAGACATCGCTCCAAAAGCGGATGTCTTCTTCAGACGGGTTCCCTGTTTCCAGATGGCTGCACCACCAGTCCGGGAATCCCTGGAGCCTTGCACATTCTGCCGGCATCAGGCGGCGGACACGAGCATGGCTGTTGATGAGCGGCGGATCTTTATAATCCGTAGCTACCAGGGAACTGGCCATTTCCTTCGCCGCCCGTGTGAAGTGGGAATTCTTGCTGGCACTATAGGTCAGCTCCACCACAGCGATGCCGCCCTGGTTGCTCCCCGGTACATTTCCCGAACGGTCGACGGTCCGGCAGGTATCGCTCTCATAGATATGGTTCCGCATATTGCGGGTGCCGTCCGAGGTCTGCCGTACATCATAGGTTTTCTTTTCTCTGTTGCCCCCGCCCTGCAGGATCAGCGGCTGGTTGTTGCCGCCCGTCCCGTACCGCGCCGTGAGTGATGGGTTCACAGAGAGCGGCCCCTTGTACCGGGCATCGGCTCCATGGTTCTCAAACACCGGACCCGGCAGATTGACGATGACCGGAGGATGATGGGCTTCTGCCCGTAAGGTGTTCGTCCGCTCTTCCGTCACATCCATTCGGATGCCGCCCTGGTCATTCAGGCAGATTGTGCCTGCCGTTCCAGGGCCAGGCGCAAGACGTCCGGCAGCACCCTGCCATGCTCGGAAGCCCTGCGCAGAATACCCTGACAGGCCCTCGGACTCAAATAGAACCTTTCCGGCACTTTGTCCATTAAAATCTGCGACAAGGTAGATGCGCTTTCTTCGCTGGGGGACGCCCCAGTATTGGGCATCGAGGACGCGCCAGGCCACAGAGTACCCGTTTCCCAGGATGCATCCCGCAGGCTGCCATCTGGCACAGCCAGCCACTGAAACCGCAGGGTCTTTGATGCGGCAGATTTCTTCAAGGACCGTCCGGAAGTCCTCTCCCTTGTTGCTGGAGAAAGCCCCAGGGACATTCTCCCACACGATATATCTTGGATATTGTCCATTCGTTTCTTCCCTCATTTCCTTCACGATGCGCACTGCCTGATAGAACAGCGAGGACTGCGAACCGCCAAGGCCATCCCTTTTTCCGGCAATCGACATATCCTGGCAGGGACTGCCGAAGGTAATGATGTCTACCGGCTCGATTTGTGCGCCGTTTATGGCACTCACATCGCCGTAATGCTTCACAGATGGCAGCCGTCTCGTCGTCACGCGGATGGGGAACGGCTCGATTTCCGAGTTCCATACAGGACGGATGCCCGCCAGGATGGCGCCCAGTTCAAAACCGCCGCTCCCGGAGAACAGGCTGCCCAGCTTAATCTGTTCCATCATCTGCCACCTCCGCATACGGGATTTTCTCGTCCCCGCGCAGGACAAACACACCCGCGTCCCCATATTCACTGATGTAGCGCCTGACGATGACGTCGACGAACTTCTCGTCCAGCTCGATGCCGTAACAGATGCGGCCCGTCTGCTGGCAGGCCATGAGCGTAGAACCGGAACCGAGGAACGGGTCCAGGATGATGCAGTGGCTAGATCGGAAGAGCACACGTC